CTAACCGACTGGGTAGAGCTAGAGAGCGGCAAGCGTGCGCGCTTGGCGTTCATCCCAGCCGGCAAGTGGTCGTCGATCCTTAGCCGCGACCAGTCGCTGCGCAAAGGGATGCAAGCGCTTGAAGCCGATCTAGAGAACGGCGCTTGTGAAGAGCCGTTTACTGATTCGATTCGGCTCGGCTTGTATAAAGAAGGCATATTCCAGGCAGCCGGCGAAGTCGTCGGCTACAGCTTGCGAGAAATAGAAGGGCGCGAGCCTTTCGAGCTAGACGGCGGCGCTTTGCACGCCGATGACTTGGAGGCGCTCGCCTTGGAAGGTTTGTTCTGGGAGGCTTACAGCGCAATCGTGCAAGCCCACCTAGTCAACGCCGACCAAGCGCGAGCACTGTTTCGCAGCGGGCTGGGCTAGCCAGTACGACGTTTTTAATTGCTCAACCTGCCCCGAGCAGGTGCGAGAGGGTAAGGGCTGCACATTGCCAGGCTTTGAAGCAACGCAACCTGCGCCACCGATCACCATAGGCGGCAAGCCTTATCACGGCTGCCCTGGCTCTTTGGCTGTGCGGTTGGCAGTATCGCAAGCGAGGCGCTGGGCGTGGCATACCGAAGGGCGCTTTGGCGTATCGGTGGCGACAGCTAACCCGGTGCTCTTAGATCGTGTCGAGGCTTACGTTAGCGGGCAGATGGCAGCGAGGGCTGCGCAGCATCGCCAAGAGATGGAAAGGCTAAGCAATGGCTAGCGACGAATTAAGAATACCGATCAAGGGCGACGCCGACTCTCTGCTAGCTGCTGTGCACGACGCCGAGGGCGGTCTAAAAGGTTTAGGCGGCACCGTTGATAAGTCAGACAAAAAGCTTAACATATACGGTGAGCGGCTCGGTAAAGTCTTCGGCAAAGGCGAAGGGCTGCACGGTCGGCTAGATGCCTTAGAGATGCCGCTGCGCGACGTTGAGGGCGGCTTTGATCGAGCTAGACAAACCGCCTTTGTCTTTGGCAACAGCGCCGAGTCGGCAAGCGAGAAGGCGACGCAAGGCTTTCTCTTAGCTGCTGATGCTATTGCAGCGTTTACGTCTGGCGGCGTGGCAGGCATCGCCATCACGGCAGCCGTTGCCGGTTTCGCTCTGCTGGCTAAGTCGATGCAAGACGAAGCAGCCGCAGCAGAGGAAGCGAAGAAAGCGCAAGAGGAGCACATCGCAGCGTTGCAGAAGCTAGGCGAAAGCGCAGCCGACGCAGGCATGAGCATCGCAGCCCTAAACGCTCAAGAGGCAGCACAGGCTGCAATCGGTGGCGTGCGGGCAGCAGAGGAAGAGCTAAGGCTGCAGAAGCTAAAGCTAAAGCAACTGAAAGACGAGCGAGACGACAGGCGGCTAATGCGGCGAGAAGCCGTTGCAGATGGTCAGTTAGCTACGGCAGTCTTTGACGAAGAGAGCGCAGCCGTAGCTCGCCGCTTAGCTCTGCAAGAAGAGCTAATCCCAAGGCTCGAAAATGCAGCGAAATTCGCACGGACCCAAGCAAAACAGGACACCGCCTTTTTTCTCAACGACCTGAAGCTTTCGCAAGAGTCTGCAGTTACCGCAGCCGTCGACGGCTTTAGGAAGCTGCTCGACCAAGGCTCTAAGCAGATGGAAGAAAGCGGCGAGAAAGCCGTAGCGATAGCCAAGCAGCAGTCGCAAAAGATCAAAGAGGTTTTCGACTTAGACGCAGAGTTGGCGTCGGCTTATCGTGCTGCGCAGTTGCAAGACGAAGAGGATGCTGCATTCGCTCTGCTCGACACGGTGCAAGACACGCAAAACAAGCGCATTAGAATCATTGAGCTAGCCAACGCTAAAGACAAAGACGAAGCGAAAAAGACGGCTGACTTTAAGAGCAAGCTAGAAGACGAGCGCACCGAGCTAGCCAAGGCAGCAGCTAGCACCGTTTCTAACGCTTTGTTCCAGCAAGCTAAAGACGGCGAACTAAACGCCGAGAAGCTGCTAGAAGCTGTTCTATCGAGCACCGGGCAAGAGCTAGTGGCACGTGGCACGCTGCACGCTTTCGAGGGTGTCGCCACGCTCAACCCGGTCATGGCAGGCACAGGCGCTGCGATGATCGCCAGCGGGCTAGCTATGGGCGCAGCGAGCGGCGCTATCAGCCGAGCAGGTCAACCTGCAGCAACGCCAGCCAGCACGCCGACCGACACCAGGCAGAGCCGGGCAGCATCGAGCGGCAGCGGTGGTGAAGGCGGAACGACCGTTATTAACTTCAATGGTCCTGCGTACGACAAGCGAGGTGTGGCTAATGTGCTCAACGCAGGGCAAAAGATGGCACGACATCGACGCATTGCGGGAGCCTAAACCATGACCATCGCAGCAAGCCCGGCAATCTTTCGAGTTTTAGAGACGCTCGGCGCTATCCGTTTCGAGTACGACGTAGGCGCTGGCGCTGTGCAGTTTACGCACACGGTCGGCGCTGGTCTGATTACGTCCGGCGTCGTCGCAGGTAACGCAGCGTCTAACGACCTGCTTACCGCTTTGCAGATCGATCTAGCAGGGCGAGACGCAGCGCTAGCTGCCTCGACGGTTACGCTCGACGCCACTACCTGGCGTGTCGTTATCGACGTGGGCGCAGGCAACACGCTGCGCGTTCTAGGTTCAGACGCTGCCACGACCTTCGACCTGCACCGCTTCGGATTCGATCAGGGCGTTGATACGGTAGCCGCACAGGTTACGACTTCGCCGCAAGCGCCGCTAGGAACATGGGCAAGCCCGGTGCCGCTTGGTGCTGGCTACCTGCGCCGACGCGTGCCGCAGTCTGCGCAAGCTGTGAGCGTATCCGGTCGAGTCGTTACCGTGCGCCGTGGCTCGCACCTATCAACGCGCTTTGAGTTTACCGACGTGCCGCAGGTTAGCGTCTTCCACAGCGGCGCAGCCTTAGCGCCTACCGTGCACGACGCCGACGCCTTCGAGCGCTGGTTTGAAGACTGCAGCGACGGTGCCCAATGGCAATACAGCCTAGACCGCACTGTGCGCGCTGCTGATGCTTTCTGGGTACTCGACAGCAGCGCCGACTTCGCACCGACTCGACGCATCGACGGGTGGCCCTTTTTCACGTTCGGCTTTGACGGCAGGGCATACGTCGAATGAGTTACGCAACGCAGGCAGCGGGCACGGTTCATAAGATCACGGTCCAGATGCGCGTGGCGTCTGGCGGCTACGCTGTGGCGCTTAGCTCGGCAACCGGTGCGCCTTATCCTCTCGCCGGTCTAACGTCGGTAGGATCGCAGCTGGACCCGTTGAGCACACGCAAGAGCCTTGCCGGTGTCGAAGTGACGCTAGCCAATACGCTAGCGGTTCAGCAACTGATGGCGCCGCAGTATCGTGTGCAGGTGTTTCTTTTCGAGGAAGCAAACCAAAGCCAGACGACGCTCAAGGTAAGGCTAGGCGATGGCGCAGCGTTGACCGCTGCCCTAGGTGCTACGCCCTTTGACCTGCACGTAGGCGCCGAAACGGTCACAGTCACCAACATAGCAGGCGCCGTAGATCATGACGTGCTAACGGTTACGCGTGCGTCTGGTCTGGGCGATTACAAGAGCGACCCATACGGGCACGCCATCGGCACGCCTTGCGGTGCATCGCCGCAAAGCTGGGTCGGTCGCATCGTTGCCGAGTATCTAATCTACCCTAACGGCGACGAAGCCCTAGCCGCTGTTTATGCGGTCGACGGTATCCCGTATTACCGGGACGGCTTGTGGACGATACCAATGCAAGACGCCTTGGGCTTCTATAACCGACCGATCGGCAGAGGGCTGGGACCGGTTCGAGTCGCTAGCCCGCAGGGCTACACAGCACCAAGGGCGCCGACATCACGCGAAGGGCTGCTAATCGTCGGCGACCGCTTCGCCAGCGTGGACCCGATCAACGCCAAGTTCCACATGGTGCCCAGTACCTTCGTCGCAGATGACCGAATTATGCGGCACGTCCAGCGCCAGGGCAACGCTATCGGCGAGCAGTTCACAGGCGCCAACCTGCCGACCGCTTACTTGTTCCCGTACAACGGGCAGAGCGGCTACACGATCAAGCACCGAGACGGCAGCAACGCCGACGCGTTCGCAGTAGGCGAAGAGCTAGACCCTAGAATCGTGGTGCGTGGTCGTGCTGATCTGGTGGTCTTGCGCTTGCTGAATAGTGTCACAGGCGACGGCAGCAATGGAACGTGGGACAGCTTGCCGGGTAACGGCTCGGCGCAGATCGGCGCAGGTATTCCAGCGGGGCGCATAAATGACCTAGAGATAAGCCGGCTACTATCCAACATTCAAGACTTTGAAATTTTCATTGAGCCCGGCGACCTGCTTCTTGACGTGCTCGAACGAGAGCTAGCGGTGCTCGATCTGTTCGTAGACATCGACACGCTCGGACTCGTGACGGTGCGCCAGATCCATTATGCGATCACCACGCAGAACTGCGACCACCAGTTAACCGACAGCAGCCTACTCTCTACGGCGAGCGAAGAGCTAAGGGTAGGCGGGCGCATCGTTACGCGTGTCGTGCTCAAAGGTAACTTCGACCTAATCGACAAAGAGCACCGGCTGACGGTCAACATGCCAGGCGTGAACACCGCAGAGAATAACGACGGCGACGTTTACGAATTTGCGCCGACGTGGATACAGGCACCGACCACGCTAGAAGAGCTAGAGGTTTTAGAAGAGCAACTAGCCGGCGTGCTTGGTCGGTGGAATACGCCACGCCCTGAGTTTGCTATTGAGCACGATTGGACCAAGCACCTTGTACGGGTAGGCGATACGGCTGCAGTGATCAACGCTCGCTTGCCTGATAGCGCAGGCGGTCAGGGCGTAAGCATTGCAACGCTGGTTACAGCTACCGAAGCAGACCTAGAGAGCGGTTTGGTGCGAATCACCGCCGAGGCTATCGGCAACAATAGGGGCGGCTACTTCTGCCCTGCTGGCGAGATTCAAGCCGTAACCGCACTAGGTGGCGGCAAGTATACGCTGACGCTTAACACCGCAGCAGCTAGCCGCCTCGTGTCAGGCTTGCAAGCTGGCAGCGCTGACGCAGACGAGAACGAATATTTTGCAACCGGCTGGGCTGTGCACGGCTACACCTACGCTAGCGGCGCTGTGACTTGGACCGGCGAAGTAGTTAGTATTCTAGCCGGTGCGCAGATCACGATCAGCGCCACCGCTGCGCCATTGGTCGGCGAGGTCATGACGCCTAGAGACTACGGCACGTTCGGCAGCGCATCGAGCACGCAGCCACCGCTAGACAATACGCCAGGCAACAGCCGACCGGGACTCTTGCCAACCATTACGCAGGTCGCCTACTTATGGCTCGCCGATGCGAACAACACGCTCGGCGCTGCTGCTGACAGCGCAAAGGAGTGGAGCTAGTGGCTACCGTCGTCGTCGATCCACGACCAGAACAGCAAGCGAGCAACGCAGCACCGCAGCAGGCGGTGCGCGCTGATGCTTTCCTTTTAGCCTGGCAGACGATCGGCAGCAGCTACGAAACGCTAACGACAGGCATAGCGCCAGGCAATGGCGCCCGCACCGTTGCGCAAGTTCATGATCACAGCACCGGCGGCAAGGGTGCCTATCTAGCGCAGCCACCTTGTCGCTGGCAGGGCTTCGCCACTATGGGCGATCAAGGCATAGCGGCGACCGCTAGCCCGTTCGCTCTGACGGCTACGTTTTGCTGGGCTTCGATGCTGCAGGTCTACACCGACCATAGCCTTGTGCTGGTGCTCTACGGCAACGACGGCGAAGCTAACGGGGTCAACCGTCCCAGCTTGGACCTGCCAGGGCTAACCCTAGAGATAGACGGTATCTCTACGCCCTTTGGCTTTGAGCCGACGCAAGACGGCAAGGCATGGTCGATCGTGGCAAGGCTTGGCGTGGTGCCTGCTGGGCTTCACACGCTGGCGCTAAAGCTTTCGACCTATCCGCCGAATGGCGTAGCCTGGCAGATCTACGGCGCCGAAGTTTGGAGCGAGGCTAACGAGCAAGTGAGGCTAGACCCATGACCTTTAGCGCTAACCGCCACGACCTACCGAGCCCGCTAGTATCAGCAGACCAACCGCTTAGCGGCGACGTTATGGGGCGCAGCTTCGAGGCGATCGAATACCTTTGGCAAGTCACCACCAACAGCGCCGACGCTAGAGGCACCGCCCTAGCTGCTGCGCAAGGTCACACGCACGACGGCGTGCGCGACCAGACGCTAACGGCAGACGCTCAAGTGCTGCTGAACTATCCTAGTGGTTTCGGTGCGCCGTATCTTCGAGCAGACAGCAGCGCAGCGCCTGACCCGGTAGCGCCGCACTATGCGCCCAATGGCGGCTGGGCAGATGGCACGGCAACGCTTGCGCCTATTCGGTCGATCATACATGCGCCTTTCGCACCGGCGCCTGCAGGCATCGGCTCTAACGCTACGCTGCGCTCGCAGGTGCTCATAGAGAAAGGCGCCACGCTTAGCGCTGCTAACGCTGTGACGATCACCGTAACGATCGACGGCGTGCCGCTGGTCGCTAATAGCGCTGTGGCTGCTGCCGGTTTAGAAACGGTACAAGTCGGCGACTGGGCAGCGGCAAGCCTAACGAAAGGCGGACCCCTAGAGATGATCGTTCAAATCAGCGTCCCGAGTGGCGATTACGCCAGGGTCTGGCATAGCCTGGTGCTGCCGGTATGACGCAGCCAGCATCTAAGCGCGGCCCGGTATCGCCTGGCGGCTACGAAAAGTTCGGCAACAGCGCCCAAGGTTTGCACAGCACGCTGCGCAGTATCCAGCAGAGCGCCCGAGGCGTTGCTGAGTGGATCGACGGCGAAGCTACAGGCACCGGCGCAGAGCCTACCTTTTCGCACGATCATCGAGGCGGCATATGGGGGCGCCCGCTTGGCGTCGGTTACAGCGTACCGACACGACCGACAGGGCAGACCCTGCGTTATGAAGTCGAGACGTTTTGCAACGTGCCAGACCCTAGGGCGCTGACCGGTGCCGAACTAGAGAACAGCACGCTAAACGGTGGCTATACGTACTGCGACGTTCAAGCGTTTACCGACGGCGCCGTAGCTGCTTATTTTATGACGGTGAGCGTAGCGGTCTGGCAGGGGCAGCAATGGGTAGAGCAAGGCGAGACGGTGCTAACCTTTGGTGCGCCTGGTGGTGGTCAAGTCTGGGCTGCTGCTAGCGAAGGCTTACACCTGCCGCCAGGCTTGGTTAGGATTCGAGCAAATACGGCAGGCGTTACGGGCTGGCAATGGTTGGCGCTTGTAGTGCCTCAACGGTAGAGATAAGGGTAGAGCATGAAAAGACGACACGTTAAGCAACCGACACCGACAGCCGACGCCGTGGCACGCTATGAGCGTCTAAGCCATACCGGCGCCGTATGGCACGACATCATGCCAGCACCTGCTGACGGTACCGACGGCACTATTGGCGCCGCTTTTACCTTTCCGTTTTTCAACGGCGAAAGCTTTGTAACGATCGGCAGCCCTGCAAAGTTAGACTTTGCTGGCGCCTTTACAATTTGCGGCTGGGCTTTTCAGGACGCCAACCCTCCGACGCAGGGCAATGAGTACGTCATCGGTAGGGACGGCGCCACGCGCAACGTCATCTATACGCAAAGCGACAACGGCAATCAGATAAGCTTTTTCTGTTGGACACCTGCTTTTAATGCGGCGCAAGGACCAGCAACGACGCCAGCGGGGCAGTGGTACTTTACGGCGTGCGTCAATGAGGGCGCAGGCGGTGACCTTAAAATCTACATTGACGGCGTTTTAGCAGGCACGGACGTAGGCGGTGGCGGTGTTCCAGCTTGGGGCGCTGATGCGTGGGAGTTTGGGCGCCCGCAATCGGCAACGACCAACGACTACTTTACCGGGCAGATCGACACCGGGCGCTTTTACGGTCGAGCGCTAAGCGCCGACGAAGTTCTTAGAGATTACAACGCCGGCAAGCCGGCGCATACATAGGAGAAGACAATGGCGAATCCTACCGACGCAAAGGCAGCTAACGCACCTTACTGGAACAACGACACGGTGACGGCTAACGTTGCTTTGACTGGCGGCTTCGACGCTGTGACGCTGACCGGCTACTACGTGATCGTCTCGAACATCGGCGCGAACAACGTCTGGATCGGCTCGAACAACACCACGCAGGGCATTCTGCTTGCGCCTGGCGCAACGTTTGAGACGGCTTGCCTGCAGGGCTCGCCCTTCTACGTTACCGGCACCGCTGCGCAGCCTGTTACCGTGCTGCAGTACGTGGGCTAGATCATGCTCAACTTTATGAAACCAGGCGGCAAAGCACCGACGGCGCTAATCCTCTGCGCTACGTGGGGCGTTGCCTTGTTTACGTTTACGGCTGCAGCGTTCGGCTGGGCTGAGTTCGACAACGTGGGCGCCGGTCTGCTGACCGGTGCAGCCAGTGCGCTTTACTACGGCAGGCGTCGAGACAGTGCTAGCTAAGATTATCGCAACTTTTTTAGCGATCATCGGCGCCGGCTCGGCGTTTGTCGCTATGCTTTCGCTTAGAAGAATGGAGCGCAAAAGTGCAACGGTCGAACTACTCAAAGCCAGGCAAGAAGCCCAAGCCGAAAACGAAGAAAACAAAGAGCGGCTCGAAGAAGAGATAACCAAAGCCAACGCACCGCTAGAACAGCTTGGCGACAGTAGAGAAGATCGAGACGAGCTAGCGGCGCTCCTAGATGAATGACCGGTTGCTGGCTGCTGTGGATTTCGGTGGCGTCGTGGGTTTGCTTAGGCTTCCTTATCGGCAACTGGTGGGGCGAGAAAGGTACCAAGTGAGCATAGCGCTAATCGTTCTTTTTGTTTGGGCTATCATTGGCACGCTTCTAGCTGCTGCGTTTACGCGAGCGGCTGGCAAGTGCTAGCGGCTATTGTTATGGCAGCGCCCTGCGTCGCATCTGCCGCCATCGATCAAGGCGAAACGGCAAGCTGTGACGGTGTGCTAATCAGCGTGAAGCGAGCAAAGGAAGCGATAGCCTGCGCCCGGGAGGTCGAACTGCGCAAAACGTTCGAGTGCGCGCCCTGCCCAGCTTGCCCCGATCCACCGCAAGACCGTAGCGTGCAGATCGCCAGCGCCTCGTTCGTTACGGGTTTAGTCTTCGGTCTGCTGCTGTTCTTTGCTCGGTAGCTTGTGCCAAAGTTTGCAGTCCGGACAGTAGTCTTTTGAGCCGACTAGAACGGTTTGCCAGCCCTTTGTTTTAAGAGCGTCTCTAGCCCGTGCCGGTTGCCAGCCAAGCCATTCATCGCCACAACCGGCAAAGCAGCCGCAGGCATCGCAACGTATATCACAAACAAGCATAGTGTTGCTTTCTAATCTTCGGTCTGCTGCTGCTCTTCGTGCGCTAGCGCCAGCGCTTCGGCAGTGCTCGCCGGGTAGCCTAGCCGCTGCAGTTCTGCCACGCTCAAAGCCCGATGCTCTACCGGTGCCAAGCCAAGCAGCATAGCCCGCATGATCTGCCTTGCGTCATTCATCATCTTTACTAGTCCCCATATCGCACAGCCCCCACATGCGGCAGCCGGGTTCGCCAATCTCAATCAATGGATATTGATGGCCGCCATGGCTTGTCTTTGACCACTCAACCACTTCATCAATCGGCGTCATTGGGCGCTCACCTTTTTTGTATTGCCTACCTTGAAACATAGTTGGCAATTGCCATTTTTGATCTTTCCAATCTGGGTTTCTGCCAATATATTTTTCTTGAACTTCCAATTCTAAATTGCGAATTTCATCAATGCGCCAAGAATCCTGTTCAGCAACACCGCAAATCTCTTTCTTGCGTGACATAATGCAAGGGTAACACCCAACGCGGCTGGCTGGGTGCTTATCTCGCAAGTAAAGCGAGCACGGCACCACGTTGTGACGGTTGTGATACTCAATCACATCATCAACGCCCCACTCGATGATCGGCCGCCAAGTGTCCAGTTTGATTGGGCCTCCACTGTCCCACATATCAAGAGCCGCACGGCTTCTGGACTCAGCAGCGCGAATGCCAACGCAACTAATCAACTCTTGCCCTAGCTCTTCGGTTAGCTGCGCTGCATATTCACGGATCGGCACAACTTTAAGTTGCTCAGTGCAAAACCTAAACTTGCGGCTTGGAAACATTCCCTTTTTACGCACTAGATCAGCAAAGCCCCCAGGATATTTGCTGTTGGTTGCTTTGTGTATTGGGCCAATAATATTTTCTAAATACTCTAGATATTTATAAACGTCTGGGTGTTCCCAACCAGTATCTGCAAACACATAATGACAACGATCAGCCAAACCTTGATCAATCAGCCAAAGGGCCATTGCTGTTGAGTCTTTGCCGCCACTAACCGACACCAACAACGGCCGGTCTTCAATAATCTCTGACCAGTGCCGAGCACCTTCTGCGATACGATCTAAAACGTTCATATTAGAACCCCCATCCAAAGCGATGATTAGCCAGATCAGGCACTAGCTCAATGCTCGCTAACTCTCCCCAGCGGTTTTTAGCGATCAATAGCTGCGCCGTCGCGTTGTCGTCGTCGTGGTCTGGACGGTGCAGCAACGCCACGCCGTCTGCGTCCTGCTCGACTTCGCCGCTATCTCGAAGCGCTCGAAGCGTAGGCACGGCGCTATCTTTACTGGCTCGGTTTAGCTGCGACGCTGCGAGCACGATGCAGTCTAGGTTTTGCGCTAGCGCTTTGCAGGCTCTCGACACGGCGCCAACTTCACGCGTTCTGGTGTCGTGGCTACCACCGCCTGGCGCGTCCATAGCGCTAAGGTAGTCGACGACCACGCAGGTGAGCGGCTGCGTACGGTGCAGCCTGTGAGCCTCTGCCGTTATTGTGTCCATTGAGCGCGTCGGTTTGACGTGCAGCCGGCGCAACGTGTCGGCGTGCTCTTCGACTGCGTGCGATACAGCCACCAAGCCTTGCGCCGTGTTGGTGCGTACTTCGTCGATGAAGTTGCGAGCATCGAGACAGCATAGCGCCTTAAGACTTAGCTCTGCCTCAGTCATCTCGCAGCTAGCCATCAGCACCTGCGCGTCTTTGTTTGCCTTCAAGAGCGACAGCGCTAGCTGCAGCGTTAGCGTCGTCTTACCGTGACCCGGACGACCGCCAAGCACGAACATGCGACCCGGACAAAGCGGCATATATTGGTCAAGCGGTGTCGCTGTACGCACCCCAGCCCGAAAGGTAGCCGCCAGGTCGAACGTCAGAGCGTGCCAAGCGTTGATCGTCTCGGCTTGCTTGTCGTCGTCGATGCTCGCAAGCGACTGCCGTAAATCGATCAGGGCAGCCGTCGAGCCTTCGGCAAAGCCCTCGGCAGCATCTGCTGCTGCTTTGGCGCTAGCGGCGATTCTGCGCAGCTTGGCGCAGTGTTTGACCGCTTCGGCGCACTGTGCTGCGCTGCCGTAGTTCCTTTGGACCGTGTGAATGCCGAAGCTATCGACGTACTCAAAGCCGCCGGCTAGATCTAGCTCGCCCGCTTCCCGCAGACGATCAACGACCACCACGCTAGGCGCATCGTTGCCGCCTTCTCTTATCTCGGTGCAGATCGCTCGCCAGATAGCGGCGTGTCTGGCGTCGTTAAAGTCGTCAGGGCTGAGCGAATCGGTTAGCGCTGGGTCTATCGTCGTCGCCAGCATAGAAGCGCCAAGCAGTCCAAGCTCTGCTTGACGCGCGTTTGCCTCGTTAGGTGTCAATGGTTAGCCTCTCATCCGTTTGACGGTTTGCACCAAGGGGTGCCGCAGGCTTGCCAAAGCTACGGCTAAAGCGTCGCTTGCATGATTTTGCTGCGACTTGGCAAGGGCTGACAGCATCGCCCGAGCGTTTTCTACTTCGTGCTCTAGCAGGTTTTGCAAAGCGCCTTTGCTGGTGCTTCGGCTGCCGGTTAGTTCGTGCTTCACGTCTTGCGGGCGTAGCTGGATCACAGGGCAGCCGTTGACTTCGGACAGCGCCGCTATGACTCCCCATGCCTGCGCTACTGCCCGGTCTGCGTTGGCGTGCCTTGTCCAGCTTTGAGCCTCTGCAGCCACGAAGGCAAAGCGGTGCTCTTTGTAGATCTGCTGGATAGCGTCGGCAATCTCGCCGCACCTGCTTACGTTGTCGTCGCATCGTGCCGCTGTGCGGTCTGGTTTGGTGCGAATCACACCGCCAGCCAGGCACCTAGGCTGAGCGCTGCAATCAAGCAACGCCCAGCCCAAGCTGGCAAAACCGGGATCGAGTCCAAGTATTACCAAGGTGCACCGCCTTCAGGCTTGCCCCCGTAAGGGTTGCCTTGCGGCTGCTGCGCCGCCTGAGTTGGCAGCGCTTCGATGCGCTTTAAGATAACGTACTTACGGTCTTCGCCGTTATACGCCTTGGTTTGCAAATCGGTAGTCACGCGCACCGCCTTGCCAATGCAGTTCACCAAGCCCTGCGCAATCGCCGAGAACTTATGCTCCATCAGTTCACCCTGTGGCGGCTGCGTATAGCCGAAACCTTCCCACGCCATACGAGCTAGCCATTTAAACTTGTCGTTGTGCGGATAGTCTTCCCAGATCTTTTGGCGCTCGTACTGCCCTTCGATGACGACGAGCGTTAACTTTGTGCGTGCGCCTTTGTCGTTGAAGTACATCTCGGCGTTTTCTAAGCGCGCCACATACTGCCCAGCCGGCAGCGGCTCAAAAACTCGCTGCGTCTTTGCGTTCCAGTCTTCCCAATTATCAGACATTCTAGCCTTCTCTCTGCGCCGTCCGGCGCTTTAGTGCAGCATAAAGCCGCGTTGCATCTTCTTGGTTTCGCATTGGCAGAATATGCCAAGCGGTAGCTCTGCCGGCGAACAGTTCGCCAGCCGTGCGACACTTCGCCACCTGCTGGTGCGTCGGTCGAAAGTCTAGGTAGCGCGTCCCAGCGTCTAGCTGCAGCGCTTCCACCTCGTGGTCTTGCACCTGGCGAACACGCGCCACGCAATCGAACTGGCTAACCAGATCGGTGACCATCGACTTGCGCACCGCCGGGTGCCAGTTGCCCGGAAGCCCTTCGATGTCCTGCGCATCCTGTTGAGCCGTCGCAACTGCGCACGTCCCAGCGCCTGCAGCATCACGTAGCGCTCGCACGATCCGAGCTAGCCGGTGTTTCTGCTCGCCGTATGCCTGGATCTGCACGGCGCCGCTATCGCTCGCCAGGTCGCGCAGTATGCTCTCGCTGGTCTCGGTCACTGTATCAAGCACGACCAAGCCTTGCGGCTGAGCCAGTAAGCCTTGCAGCTTCTTGTAGACTTCGAGCGCAGAGCCCGTGCCTGATGCGGCTAACAGTTCGCTGCGCTGCAGTTTAGCGGCTACGGCTGCAGGTAACAGCCCTCGCTCGCTATCGAGCAGCACGGCGCCCTCTCCAGCTTGCTCGGCAGCGGCTGCGAGCATAGCGCAAACCGTGCTCTTTCCTACGCCTGGTGAGCCGTATATTAGCAGGGTCATTGCCTGCGTCGGTGGTTGTGTTAAATCGATTCGTTCCATTGTGCTCTTAGCCTCCGTTTTAGAGCGTTAGTTGTCCACGCTGCACCAATGCAGCGTAGAGAAAAGTTTGCGGGTTGGTCCTGTACCGGTCGGCAACCTTCGTCAGGTCTTTGCCGGTGCTGGTGGTCTTATACTCCACCACACCGACACGCCCGTCTTTGAGCCGTACCACGGCGTCCGGTATGCCGTGCAGCCACTTCTTCGAGCCAGGCAGGACCATCGCCCGGCGTTGTTCGCATTCGATCACTTCGGCGACGTTTTCCATAGCCAGCGCGTGCATAGCCTTCGCCCGATCTGCCACTGCTTGAATCTGCAAAGGATCGAGCAGGGCAGCTTGCACGTCTGGGTCTAACCGCTGCGATGTGACTAGCTCGCTGACCAAAATCTCTACTTCGGTCTGCAGGTCTGCGCGTGGCTGCACCGTAGCGACCCTGATCGCTTCGTGCGTCAAGCTGCCCAGCAGCATCGGCAGGCGCTTCGTCCCTTCTCGGCGTTGCTGTATGCGCTGCACGTATTCGAGCCAGTGCAGCCGAGGGCAGGTCATAAAGGCGCGCAGTTCGGAAGGGCTGCAGCAGTAGCCAATGCGATCACGGCGCAGCGTTCGACGGCTTCGCCCGTAAGCTACTTTAATCTCGCTGGGCTGCCTTGCCTTCTCTACGTCGTGCCAATGCTCCACGCCTTTCGCCAGCGGGTCGCCTTCGCAATGACTGCGCCACCGGCAGCGCTCGCAGTGCCAGGCGTTGCGAGCTAGGCTTACGTCGGCGTCTACCTGGCTGATTGCCTCTTGAGCGTTCATAGCGTCCTGCACCGCTGCCAGTATCTGGTCGCTGGTGGCGAACATATCAAGCCGATATTGCCAGGCGCTTAGATCGCGCTCGGTCAGGTGCTCAATGTAGCCAGGGTCTGGCTTGACCTGCTCGAAGTCGCACGCACGTAGATAAAGCTCTAGCGTGGTGTCGCGCCTGGCGTCTTTGCTGACGCCGCCAGCCTTTAGGCGCTTGGGTTCTTGAGGCACCGTAGGGCGCCCGATTACATAACGGATAAACAATTTAGCCTCTATTCTTCGTCGGTGAGTACGAGCCCGGCAGCGAATCCGCCAAGCACGATAAACAGCATAAGAGCTTGAACGATGATCATTAGTTGCGCCCAGCGAAGAGCCGCATAGCGTCGGTTAGCTCGCCTTCTAGGTCTTCGTCGCCTGGCTCGGTAGCGATCACAGCCCGGCAATGGTCTAGCGCCTTGAAGACTAGATCCTGCTGGCGCTCGGTAAGCACGATGGCGTCTAGAACTTCCATTACGCGCCCCTAACGCTATCGAGCATCGACGCCAAGCCGGCGGCGTTGTGGATCGTTTGCCACTGCTCGCTAGCCCAACGATCAAAGCGACCACGCAGCAAGCCCTGTGCATCCTTCTGCAGCAGCAGGTCGCCGATGCGGATGCTCTCGCCCTTGTCGATCTGCCCTGGCGTCAAAGCGTAGCGCCTGCCTCGACCGTTGCAGCTTGAGCAGTAGTCGTCTTCTCGGCGTGAGCGAAAGCGCAAGGGGGCGCAGTCGCCGCAGCGTTCGGTCTCTAGGTAAGGGTGGCTCACTGCTGCCTCGCTTTCTGATTCTCTAAAATCGTCATGTTACGGCGTGCCCAGCTTACAGCGCGCAGCACGTCGTCTGCCTCGCTCTGCGTGACGCCTTCCAGCTTCAGATGATTAAGACCGCCCTTAGCATAAAGCTTAATGGACTCGGCGACTTGCGGGCGCTCGTACATCAGCAGCACGCCGCGCAAGACTTTCTCTGTGGCTTTGTGTCCGGTGCTCATCGCAGATACTCCGCTACTCGATAGGTCTCGTTTATGCAGTAGCCGTTGCCCTCTGCAGCGTCGTGCGGATAGTCGCCGAAGATCTTCTGCGTCGTGGCAACTTCGACCAAGCCAATACGCACCAAGTTATCTAGCGCTCGACGATCAAAGCCAGGCTTGTTCGACTTTCTAAACGTGCCGTCAAAGTCTAGCCGCTTGTGCCCGTCTTTCTCGGTCAACACATAGCGTAGCTCGGTTACGTAGGTCACATGCCCGTGCTCTTTTAGCAGGTCCATGTGGCGGCTCTGGCTGGGCGTTAAGCTTTTGTGCTGCTTTATGCTAAACGTAAAGGTTGCATTACTGCCCTTCACTGCAATGTTATCGTCGCAGTAAAAGCCGCAGTCCTTCGGTAGCATCTCGCACAGTGCAGACTTTACCGCCTGCGCCTGATTCTCGAAATTGCCGTTTTGCTTATAAAGGGTGACGGTCTGAATTTTGCCCGCCTGTTTTCTGTCTAGCATCTCTGCCTCTCTGCCGCTCCAAGCGGCGTTATTGCTTATGTGTTCTAACGATAATCATACGCACAGCGTGAAGCCGACAGATTAGAGCGTCGATCTCTGCAATGCTTTTAGCTATTTGCTCTGCAATTTGTTCGTCGCCGGCTAAAACTACCCTATGGTTTAAGCCCTCTAGATAGCTGCTGTGCACCGATAAAGCGTTTGCAATCCGCTCTAAATCTTGCTCGCACAATTCGACCTGCATTGTTGCCTCTTTCTCACCGGAGCCCATCCCGGCGCAGGGCTCTGGTGTTTAGTCTTGCGTGCCAATATCAAACACGAACCACGGTTTTGCGTTCTTCTCATAAGCGGTGATCGACGCATCAACGCCGCCATCAGCCAAAAGCCTGCGCGCCTTGGTGTAAGCGTTAGCGCCTGGCGTTTCGTGCGCTTTGTCGGCTTGCTCTAAAGCCTGAAGGATCATCGCCATCGAGTGAATATCAATTCCGAAGTTTTGCATTGTTGCCTCTTTCTGCCTTGCGGCGTTGCGTGCTCCAAGCACACTTACAACCTACAGAAGCCACAGGGTATTGCAAGCTTTTATTATCACTTTGTGACGCAACCAGAATAAACAGCAAAACCAACGACATAAACAAGCAACCCTCAATCGCCCTGCTTAATGCTGCTACAAAAAGCTCATTCTGTTTGCCCAAAGCAAACCGAAGAATGAGCAGCATCATAAAGCTACATAAAGCTTAATAAAGCTTAGAGTTACCGTGCGCCCACGCGTGCGCGTACGTGCGCATGCGGGGGAGGCTTCATCCTCGCAGAGATTCTCTTCCCTTCCGTCTTTGGGACTCGTGCGAGAATCTCAATAGGGGCTTGCAAGGCAGCAGCCAGCCGCCTAGACTGCCGCCACCGCACAGCGCACCAGCGCCTAGCCCTGCGCCGATCACTCCAAGCCTCGGCGTGCCACTTGGCTAGACGGTACGGCGCCATCGAGTCGGCAAGCGATTGCCTCGGTTTGTCGGCTCGGTGGTTTGCTTTGCGGAAGGGAGGCATATGCTAAAGATCGGTAGCACCGGCGATAACGTCAAAGCATGGCAGCGCTTCCTGCGTCGCCAGGGTCTGACCACCTGCAGCGCTAGCGGCAAGTTTGGTCTAGCGATCGACAAGGCGACCAAAGCGTATCAAGAGCAGGCAGGCGTCTTTGCCGACGGTATCGTGGGACCGATCACGCTACGAGCCGCCAAGGCTGACGGCTACGAAGCACCGACCAAAGCCGAAGCGGTAGACGCTGGGATACCTGGCGCCGTGCTCGAAGCCTTTCGCCGGGTTGAGAGCAACGGCAAGCCTGCCGCTGTACGCTTTGAGCCGCACATCTTCCTGCGCCTAGCTCCAGACCTGCGCGGCAAGGTGCCCTATACCCGTGCCAAGTACGTCTGGAGCACAGTAGGCAGCGAGACCGACCGAGCAGCCTTTGACCATGCGGCGAGCCTTGACGCCGAGGCTGCAGTGAAGGCGACAAGCTGGGGTCTGTTTCAGGTGCTCGGCTCGCATCTGCTGGACCTGTACGACGGCGACCCTGTGGCAGCGGTCGAAGCGTTCGACGCAGACCCTGAGAGCGTGAGCGATAAGCTGGTGGCTAAATGGTTCGCAGCCAACCCGAGAGCACGCTATGCGGCGAACAAAGAGCCGATCGACTGGCACACGCTAGCCAGGTGCTACAACGGCAGCCAGTACGCCAAGCACGGCTACCACGAGCGACTGCGCAAGACGTGGTCCATGATCGTCAAAGGCTAACTCGTGGAAGACGCCATCTTGCAGACCCTGATGGACTACGGCGCTCTCGGTTTGTTCGCTGGCTACCTTGCCTGGCAGCAGAACAAGCTGCAGCAGGCGCTGCAGTCGCTGACGTTGCGGTTTCAAAAGCAGATCGATAGCTTGCAAGAGCGGCACGAACAGCGGGAAGATACCATGCGAGGGCGCTACGACACGGTGATAGCCGATCTAAACCGCCATCGTGACAGCATGAGCAAAGACATGGTAGCAGCGCTAACTCGCAGCGCTGACAAGCTAGAAGACCTAGAAAGCCAGGTGCGAGAGATGAGGGTAGCGCTAAAATGAGCGTCAAACGAGCCGGCGAGGAGTTCAAGGGCTACAACAAGCCGAAACGCACGCCGAAGCATAAGACCAAAAGCCACGCCGTGCTCGCCAAAGAGGGCGACAAAATAAAGCTAATCCGCTTTGGGCAGCAGGGCGTCAGGGGCGAGGGCAAGAAGACCAGCACCAAGGCAGAGGCACAGCGTAAAGCTAGCTTCAAAGCCCGGCACGCTAAGAACATCGCCAAGGGCAAAATGAGCGGCGCTTACTGGGCAGACAAAGTTAAATGGTAGCTCGCACCGGACCGACCGACACGACGATAGAGCGCGTTTGTGAATGCGTGCGGTTAGGGCTGAATAAGAAGGATACAGCGTTACACCTTGGCGTGAGCGTCGAGAGCCTCAACGCATGGCTTCGACGTGGCGGCGCAGAGCGGCGACATATTGACAGCGGCAAGAAAGCGCGGAAGCGCGAAAGCGCTTATTTAAAACTGCTGCTTGCTTATGAAAAGGCGACGGCTGGTTTTCAGGTCGACCGACTAAAGCTAATCAACGACGCAGCAAGCGATGGCGCTTGGCAAGCTGCAGCCTGGACCCTTGAGCGCCGCTTGCCCGAGCAATGGGGCAGGCAGCGGCTCGACATACAGGCGAACGGTAGCTTGATCGTCGAGGGTTGCGGCTGGCTCGATCGTCGCATTGAAACCGCTAAGGTGCATAATGACGATTGAGCGCTGGCAGTTCGGCGAGCCGCACGACAAGCAGCGGCAGGTGCTTATCTCGCCGCATCGCTTCATCTTCTACCGTGGTGGTCTGGGTAGCGGTAAGACGTGGACGGGCTGCCAATGGGCAGCGGCTAACGTGCTGCTGCATACGCCAGGCGCCAACGGCGTCATTATCTCGCCTACTTACTCGATGCTCGACGACGTGATTAGACCGCAGATCGAAGAGCTGTGGCCGCGTGAAGTGACGAAGACCTGGCACGGCACCGAGCGCAGCTATACGTGGAGCAATGGCAGCAAGGTGCTGCTACGATCTGCAGAGCGACCCGGCAGGCTTCGAGGCATTCAGGTAGCTTGGGCATGGCTCGACGAGCCGGCAGAGATGAAGGCGGAAATCTGGACCACCATCACAGGGCGCATCCGAAGCAAGACGCGCTGGCTGCACCAGATCCTACTAACCGGCACACCAAGCGGCTACAACTGGTGCCACGATGCGTTTGGCAATCCGGGCGAGAAGATCGACGAGGGCGTGCACGTCGTCAAAGCATCGACCGAAGAAAACGCCGAGCATCTGCCCGAGGGCTACATTGACAGCTTGCGCAACCTGTACAGCGCACGGCTGGCAGCGCAGGAGTTAAGTGGCGAAGTCATCCACCTAGAGGGGCAGGTCTTCGACTACAAGCCAGGACAACACGTTGTCGCCTGCAACTGGCACGACCAAGCCGAGACGCTCGCAGGCTTAGACTTCGGCTACCGCTCGCCGGCGGTGGTGTTCTTTCGCCGCCATCCCGAGCTAGACGCATGGGTAGCGTTCGATGAACTCATGCCTAACGACACGACCACCGAGCAGCTAGCAGACCGCATTCTAGCCAAGGGGTATAATCTACAAGAGGTCTGGTGCGACCCTGCCGGCAAGCAAGCCACCACGGCAGGGCGCACGGACGTAGACGTACTAAGGCGAGCAGGCATCCCCGCACGCTACCGCACCAGCAGCAAGGTGCGCCGCATCGCCTTTGGTCTCGAAGTCATGCGGGCAGCGATGGACCCAGCCGACGGCTCGCCGCCACGCTTCCTAGTGCATGAGCGGCTAACGACTGGCAGCAAGCGTGGGCTTCATCGGTCCTTGTTATCGTACCGATTCAAAGGCAATACAGAGGCGCCCGAAAAGGACAACGTGCACGATCACGCCTGTGACGCTGCTCGCTACTTCTGGGCTAATGTGGACGGAGTAAGCCGCCGGACGGTGGCGCATGAACAGCAGCCACACCAGGCTGTGCGCCGGTATCAGGAAAGGCGGTTGTGATGTATTTTGACCTTATCAACGGACCTGCTCAACAGCTTATGCAGGACATCAGCCAGCGCGCTATTACAAGCCGCGCCGACTGGGTTAAGCAGGTGCTCGAACTAAGCAGCGAATGGCGACCCTACGGCTACCGCCACGGCTGCGAGATGCTCAACGATTACTATCTAGGCGAGCAGCAAGAGGGGCTAACGGCTCAACTGCAGAAGCAGTTCCCGAATACATGGAAGCGCATGCCAACGAATATGGTGTTGCCTGTTCTGCGTCGCTGGATCGACCAGCAGGCGACGGTCTACCTAACGCCAGCGGCTAGGACGCTGATGACCGCAGAGGGCGGCGACGCCGTAGACGACCCTGCACAGCTTGAAGCCTTCGAGAAGCTGCAACGTGACGCTGCCTACTGGGAAGTCTGGCAACGGCTAGACCGCACGGTGCACCTGTTCGGCGCTGGGCTTATGCTTTGGTCTTGGAACACGTTTAGAAACCGCATTGAGTGTAACGTCGTGCAGCCGCATCTAGTGCACATTGTGCCGGACGTGGACCGACCAGACGACATCAGCGCAGCTTACGCCGTGCTTATTGAGTTAGCGACTGACAAGGGCGTGCGCTATAACCAGACCAACCGGCGCTTTCTAGCCTACTGGCGAGGCGTCGACGATGACGGGCGCGAAGACTGGCAAGCCGTGATCGTGCGAGAAGACGGCACGCTAGAGCTAGGCGCCCTGCCTGATGCTATGGACTTCACGGCACCGATCAAAGACGCAGACGGTAACACCGTGCTGCCGATGGTCTGGATCCAGCGAGAGAAAGGGCACGGCGTTGTCTATCCTCGCCCGCCGGTCGATCTGCTGCACAGCCAAGACGCAATCAACGGCGCCTGGTGCGACATCAATATGAGAGCCCAGACCAGCGGTTACGGCTCCTACGTTGCCACCGCTCTAGACACCGAGCGAGCCCGTGGCGCTTTGAACATCACGCCCGGCGGCGTGTCGGTGCTCGAAGAGGGCGAAAACCTGCAGAGCATCACAGCAGACAGCAGACTATCTGAACACGTCGAACTGCTGCAGGACTACCTGCTGCAGCAAGCGCAGCGGCTAGGGCTGCCACCGTCAAGCTGGGCGCCGAAGAATCGCCCGCAGCTATCAGGCGTGGCGCTCAAGGTCGAGAATCTAGAGAGCGAGTTAGCCCGTGCGCAGTCGATCAACCGCTACGAGCGGCTAGAAGAGGATGACGCCTGGAACATCGCACGAGCAGTCTGGAACACCTACGCACCGATGACCGGCGACACAGCGCTGGACGAATCAACGCGCATGGTCTGGCGACCGGGACCGACCACCATTCCGACCGACGACGAAGCGCAGCGGCGCGTGCTCGATCACGACGTAAGCAAGAACTGGCTGACGGCTGCGCAGGCTATGGCGAGGGCGCTAAGCATCAGCGAGCAAGAAGCCGAAGACCGGCTAGCGGCTAACACCGACACCAACCGAGCGCAGATCAGACCGGCAGGCATGGGTCTAGCCGAAGCTGCTTTAGGTATCGTCGGCAGCCAAGACCCGGCAGCGGTCACACCAGCAGAGCCACAAGCCGAGCAGGTGCAAGAAGTAGATACAGCACTGGAGGCTGCAGCCGTGTCAGGCGAAGACGTAGCGAAGAGCGCGCTGAACGGTGCGCAGATCAAGAG